ATCAAATACAGCCCGTCTTAATCTATCAGGGAGTAGTGGTTTTATGGACTGCCCATCATTAAGATAGAAGTCTGAGTTCCCCATAAAGAAGTGACCGCCTTCAAACTCAGCCACAGCGTTCTTAGTGAGGCAACCTATCGTTGGCGTAAGCAACTTAAACGAGAATATGTAGGGAGTACCCACATAGTTCATAATGTAGATGCTGTCATTCTTATATATAATGAACGAATCCCCTAGAGGCAACCCATCGACTATCTCTCCTGGGGTGTCTGCTAATTCATACTCACCGGCATCTAGGGTTGGGTCTGTTTCATCCCAAGTATTTGGAGCCGTATAGAAACTAGATTCAGTAGACCACTTTACCAATCTAGGCTCTGGATTTGCTCGTTGCCAATTTAGTCCGACAAGGAAGGTTCTAAATGACCTTATAACATTACACTTATTTGTGCTTGAGGGCCAGTTACTCAACTCCATCATTGGATGAGTTTTATTTGGTATACCGCTACTCAAGGGCCACATCTGAGGGGTATCAAATCCGTTTGTGGCTATGACTATTCCGTTATGTTTAGTCGCAGCCCACTTTCTTGCAGTGGTGTTTGCATCATAGTCCAGGTCTACAGTGGTGGTCGATAGTGTCGGTGTAACGACAGCATCATCTGGATGAAGATAGAGTAACTGCGCCGGAGAAGTAAGAGTTATAACCCCAGTCGATGTATTCCTAGAAGAGTAATTAAAGGTTTCATACCTGTTCGTGCTGACATCAGAGGTTATCTCTGTGCCAATCTTGAGGCTTCCTGTAGCGGATAAAGCCGTTAAGGCTGCCCCTGTGTCTACAGTTATAGTCGTATCAGTAGCGGCGACTGGCCCACTTAGAACTAAGGTAGTTTGCCTTGTTATATCAGTCCAGTTTGTATTGTCCCATACGGCTATGTCATCAGTACCAAAAGCAAGCCAAAAGTAGTTCCCGTTAGCGTCCTCGTAGGGTAGTATATAATAGGGGGCGAATGGACAGGTAGCCATAACCTCAGTATATCCCCCGATTTTCTTTACCCCGTTGTTCAGGAACCGTACATTATTTCCATCAGACCATGCGTTAGGAGGAAGGTTATATGGGGGTATATCCTTTATTATCCCTACCGAACCAAGATCATTTATGGGGACTAGAGGCATTACTTTGGGTTATCAGCCTTTACTTTGGCTATGTGGTCGAACCAAATGTTCGTTCCATTCACTTGATCCCAGTACATCATATCTAGCTGATCTCCTACACTACCGTAAGCGATCCTTCTGGCATTTACCATATTCTTTAACGCTTCAGCGGCGTCTGCAGCAGGTTCGGCAGCCGCTAGTTCCGCCTCAGTCGGTTGAGGTTCTGGAGCGTTCCATACTTTTATGTAAGAGCCACTTCCATCCGGCCTCTTTGTAGTTATAACCTCTCTCCTGAAGTCAACATCTCTGCCAAGATGGGCCTTTATTTTTGATCCTAATGATGCCATAATTTATACCTTATGCTATTTGATAACCTTGGAAGTATGTGAAAGCACCAGTACTAACTATTAAACCACCTCCCTCAGTATGAACGTCTACGTGTACCGTATCTCCACTGTTAAGCGCATATACCCCATGAACTTGCCATGTCGGATAACCCTGCACGTAGTTAGGAGTACCAGCGGAATCTGTATACTGCCTCCACCCAGAGGTAAGGCCTATAGTGCTCTCTGTTGGCCCACTCACCGTTTTTATTAGATAGAGGTCATCGTCTATAGAGTGTGCTCCGGTTGTTCCTTGCCACCTAGTGGAGGTGGAAATACTGAAATATCCTGTTTCTGGAGCGGTAAATTTATAAGTGCCGGTATCAAAATCTGACCCAATATTATATGTTACTGTATCAAACTCCACAGCATCAGTATCAGTTCCAGACACAGTTTGATTGCCGCTTAGACTTACCCTAAATGCACAGGATGATGCCTTACTGGAAGAGATGGTAGCCCAGTCTAAATTTCCTGCTGCATCTGTCTTTAGGTACTGCCCTGCGATACCATCTGCTGTAGGAAGAACCCACCCAACATTAGTAGCCCCTAATAGTTTGAAATCGGTATCTGGGGAAGCCACTAAAGTTACCCAGCCAGTACCGTTATATATCTTTAATACCTTATTAGAGGCTGTGGTGTCGTACCAAAGGGTTCCCGCTGTCTTAGCCGTTGGGGCAGACGTTCCAGTATGAATTCCGTTTATAGCTTCATTAGCATTGGGGAAGGTTCCCTGCAATACAGTTTTTATTAATCTAAGATGGTCGTCCCCTTCTGAGATTGAATCTGAACCTGGCGGGTAGGCCGGGGTTAATCCGCTAATGAATGATGCGTTTTCTACTGTCATAGTTTACCCCTTGGGATACTTGTCTTTTACTGCCTGTAGTTTTTCTGTCATTTCCTCAGAGAATAATGACCTGTGGAAAAGATCATCTAACTGATCTCCTATAGGCGGGTATTCATGCTCACGATTTTCCACACAAGCAAGGTTAACAATGCCGCTTTGTATTTCCGTCCATGTAAGCGGTCCCCCATCCCACATATCAGGATACATCTCTACCAGAACATTATATTCTTCTTCGCTGGTTGGGGCATTGCCCTTATAACCCCCTCGCCAGTTTGCGCTTTTCCGTACTACCGTATCAAAATATGCCATGTTAATTCCCTGCTAGTTATCAAATTCTGTGATTGTTAATGTGGTTCGCATTTGAGTAGAAATCCTAGCACCATCAGTACTGTTCGGATTCATAATAAAGTAATCTGAACCGTCGGATTCGGTACGAAAGTAAACAGTATACGTACCTGCAGCAATGGCTCCCGCAGGAATAACGAAATTAATCATATCACCAAGTTGTACTGTCGATTCAGAAGCCCAGCTAAATATTCTACCGTAACCCATGTAGTCATAATCACTACCCCCTGACTTAGAAAATCTCAAACCAGCACCAGAGTGGTAATTCGAGTCGTTAATAGTTGGCATTGCAAGGGTTACTAACAAATCATTATTTGTTGGATCAAGAGGTATAAATGCTGAAGTTATCGTCAACTGATTACCCGCTGCATGTGTACCGCTAGTTCTAGTAGCATTTTCAAAGTAATGAATTTTCTTCACTACAGCAGAAGCCACCGCCCACGCAGCATCTGTCCCATCACTTGTTAGTAGGTATGTATCTGTGCCTACCGCTAATGCAGATGGATCACCACTAGCGTCGCCCACAATTATTGAGCCTCTAGTAATTCCAGCCATTTTTGCTAGAGTAACCGCATTATCCGCAACTCGCGCTATAGGTAAAGTTCCGCTAGTTACTTCAGTTGCATTAAGAGCGGTAAGATTGACCCCAGAGGAGGCTGGCATTGTCGCCGGGGGAGTTAAGGTAGATGCGCTTATATCTAGTGTCGCTCCAGAGGGAACTGTAATCGTATCCCCTGAGTCTCCTATGGCTAGGGCTGTACCAGTTGCTGGACTGACCTTATTGGTTTTTAGTTCGCTCATAATTGTTTCCTACAATATTGTTAAGTTTCCGTCTATAGTCCATGTAACACCACTGGCTACAGTAATCTCTCCTTGAATAAATCCATTACGACCAGATGGCACTGAGGTCGTATTAGTGACGGTAAGGTCGGAGTAGTTATAGAAATAGTTTGGCTCACTAACTCCGGCACTGGCTCTTGCGGGTGGTAAATTTCCGACGTAACTCATATTATGACCATCCTAGAGATACTGCTTGTATTCTTGTTTCTTTTGCCGCGCCTTGATTCAGTGTTTCTATTTTCCACTTCATCGATGTACCGGAAGTTATGCCAGATAGATCAACACCATTTGCTGTTAGAATTGTGTGACCTCCTGTAGTTCCTTGAGATGTAAGAGTTACAGCACTTGTATAGGCAGAACCATCTCTACTTATGTATGCTTTCAAATCAGTATTAATAGTTGCTGTTCCCGAACCGTTGGTGTATGTAATAACCAGATCACCTGTTGTTGGTGCAGATTCTGCGGTTACGGCATTTGATATAAGGGTCATGTCTAAAGGGTCTGGAGTATAACTATAACTAATTTTCAACGCTCCGTTTTCCCCACTATTGCTAACATTTCCCCCCTTACCACTAGAATCAGAGTCACTACTGTTTCCCTCATCGCCTCCTGTTGCGCCGGAGCCATTATTACCATTTGTAAGGGTTGAGCTAGAACTGGAAGTAATCCCAGTTGGGAAACTAGATGATCTGATATATCCAGAACCACCACCAGAACCAGAGGCGCCTACAGCGTTTGTTACCCCACCTCCGCCACCACCGTACCAGCCACCACCGCCGGTCGCGCCGTAGTGTGGTGTTGACGATTTAGCCCCAGAACCACCCTGCAAAGCGGAACCCGCTGTTGCCACAGAATCACCGGTCAAACCCGCCGCTCCTCCTGCGCTAGAAGTACCGCCGCCACCTCCGCCGCCTGAGTGTCCACCACCAGCCGCACCAGAAGTACCACCACCATAACCGCCGTGGGGACTATTGTAACCGCCACCCCCAGCACCGCCAGCAATAATTATGGCATTTGCTTGGGAAACAGAATCGACAAACAATCCGCTGTATCCCCCGCCTCCCCCGCCGTTGGCACCAGAATAAGTTCCTTCATTGTTGTAAGCATCGCCACCACCACCAAATGCTCCTGCCCCGCCGCCGGCCAAATCTGGCGCTTTAGAACCATACTTACCACCCCCGCCAAGAACACCTATGAGTGTAGGTCCACCAGTAACAACAAATACCGAAGTAGAGTAACCGCCTCCGCCTCCGCCCCCGGATTCAGCAGCAGTACCACCACCACCACCCCCAGCACCCCAAGACTTTACTGTAATTGTGGTTGTTGAACTTGGTATTGTCCAAGATTCATTAGCACCAGTATACGCAAATGTTTTCGATGTACTGGTTGTTCCAGCACCCCCAGAATAATAATTGCTGGCATTTCTTATTTCATCAGTAGACGCTGAAGCATCTACTCCAGAGGTATCCTCAAATGCGTCAATACTTTGATCAACGAGATTGTATCTGGCAAGTGATCCGTTTGCGGCTACCTTGAACCCCAATAGCGCAATGTCATCTTGATTAGCGGTTATCCCAGAAGTATCTACATTCCCTAACTGAGCAGTTGGTACAGACCCACTAGACAAGTTAGATGCATTAGTAGGATCAGTCGCCATCTTTGCAGTGGTGACCTCTCCTGCTGTAATGTCTTCAGTTCTTATAGTTGTTCTAGCCATATCTAACTCTTAGGATGTTTGTGTTTATCTGAGTTTCATTCGCGGTTTCACATTCCGAACGAATCCTTTATTTCGTCTACTGTTAAACCCAATGCTTCCAGTTTAGATTTGGTTGATGCTTTGTTCGCTACTACTGCCGCCTCTGCCGCTTCGAAAGCTGCTTTGACATTTACTTCTTCAGCATCAACTGCCGCTTGGTCAATAGCAACATCGTTACCACTGCCATCCCATGCTTGAAGTTCGCCCCATTCATCACCACTAATAGTAACCACGTTAGGGTGCACGTTTCTAATTGCGTAGTGCCTCATGCTAGTATCTCCAAAACTGTGATTGTTGAAGCTCCGTTCAACCCATTGACATCTTGAACTGCGGGTCGATTCACCCAAGCAGTTGAGGTGTCAGTCCACCATACTACTTGATAAGTAGTAGCAGAAGTTGTGCTTGGGCTATCTAAATAACTCATTACCCAGTTGGACAGCGAGTAATCAGCCCGTTCGCTCGGTGTTAAACCAGTTGCCCCTTCATGCCCGGTAGCGGCGTCACCTATATAGGTGGCAGTGTTACCACCAGAGAGTTTGAAATATACCCTTCCATAACCGGCTGCATGACTAGCCATGCCATTTGCAATAATAAGAATCTTACTTGACGTTTCCGCAGGGGTAATTGTTGCAGCCAATCCTGTTAAGTCTGTTGGAGAAGTGCTAGTTGTTGATAATCCAGAAGTTAATATTGTGCTTACAACCTGACCCACTTTCCCCGCACCTGATGCCGCCGCAAACTCTGGTGCAGTCGCACCCGCGTTCATGGTTAGAACTTCTGACGCAGCTCCTTTTGCTACTCGTCCTAGAGTGTCGGCGGCAGAAGCATAAAGAATATCTCCCGCTACCAAGTCAGTCATCTTAAACTGCGACGCAGTTCCGCTGATTGTTTTACCACTTGAGATAGCAACATCAGTACCGGACTGTGTGCCAATCTCATTCACATTAATCTTGCTCATAATTTATTTCCTACAAAAACGTTAGTGTGCCTACGATTGTCCACGTTACTCCAGAATTAACCGTAATCTCACCTATGACCCCAGCATTTTCCGTTGATGCTACCGTGGTTGTTTGATCGCCTGTTACAGCGTTCCAATTCTTAAAAAAGTTGTTCTGTGCGGTGATTTCGCAAAGACCATCTGTAGATAGTTTACTAATGGCTATTGCAGCGTCAGACTTAACCATAGCATTGGTGATAGAATCGTCAGCAGGGATGTTGGTGACTCCTATGTCTAGGATGCCAACAACCTCTAACTCATCAGAGGCGATCAGTGCGCTATCAAGCGTAAGCGTTGTACCAGAGATGGTGTAGTTGTTCTGTTGCTTTACACCATTAATTGTGACAATAAGAGATTGCTCACTTGGGGGAATCCAAGTAAGGGTATGCGTAGCAGACGTAGAACTCGTTACGTCAACCCTCCTTATGTCAGAGGATTTTAATTCAACTTGGCCTAGATAGCTCATGTAATTTCAAGTATGCCTAAGACCGTTTCTGCGTCAGAGTTTGCGCTGGCGGTCATGTGAATGTCTCCGGTTGCCTCTAGGTCTATGGGCTTATCAAGCACCAGAGTAGAACCTGCGGGTACAGGTACAGTTTTTGCTACATGGTAGTAAGTATCTCCTGATGTTGCTCTGGCCTTTATATCCACATTAACTGAGGATGTCCCGTCTATGTTGCTTATGTAACAGGAGTGGACAATGGATGTCGTAGCTGCTGGTGCGGTATAAACAACACCTCCTCCTGTAACTAATGCAGCC